AAACCGAGAGGGAAAGTAGTCGTAGCCCCTTGCCATAGAAGATTCTCCAAAGAGGTTCCGGCTTGTGCGGCCGTAGCACCTAAAAGAAAGTCAGTCCATGTTACCGGGATATCTCCGTTACGTTGCATTCGACCTTGTGCCGCCATCCAAGTGGGGAACATAGTCTTTCTGCAAATAACTTCCTTCACCATCAATTGATTGACGGTTAGGATTTGCTCGGTTAAAGCGAGATCCGCTCCATCAGTTCCGGCGCAAGAAGCCGCTTGCAGAACATCGGAGAAGGCAATTCCCGAAATAACAGCGTTGCCTACTACGCCCTCGATAAGACGGACGCGGCCTTTGTTAATAGTCTCGGCCCCCAATACGGCGGCGGTTACATACGGCAAAGCGAGTTCGCCCGCGTATGTGTTTACTGAAGCATCGATATCGAAATCGTACTTTTTTGCAATGTTTGGATTCATCGGTGATCGTTAATAATTTGTAGCGCGCGCTCTACTGCGTTAAAAGATTCTAACCCCTTCGGCTTGCGCTGAGTCGAAAGATTTGATTTTGTGCCTTGCGGCGTGATTGCCGCTGGATTGGCGGCGGGTTGGTTTTCTAAATTCTCAAGGCGTGCGCTCAATGCTTCGAAACCGGTAGCAATTTGGCTAAGGGCTTCCGAGTACATATCCTCTCGCTCGTCTTCTTTCTCGTCTGCGATTCCATCTTTATAGCCTTCTTCTTCGGCTTCTGGGATAGTCTCTTCTGCCATAGTATCGCCGTAAACATCTACCACGAAATCGGCAATGCTCTTAGCTAGTCCCTCCTCGACATTAAAGCGAGAAACAAGGCCCGCTAGAACCTCATCGTATCCCATCAATTTCGTGTCTTCCGAGGCTTCAACTTCGACTACATCGCCATCGTCTACGGTTGCTTCCGCGATACGGTTGTTTTCGTCCACCATAATTTCTTTACCGTCATCGAGTTTATACGTTCCGGCTTCAAGTGGTACGCTCTCCCCGTCATCGGAAAGAAGCGAAACCATAGCCCCCGGATCGAATGCGTCGGCTTCGGTAGCAATCTTACGCCCGTCATCTAAGCGAATCTCCGCGTAAAACTCGCGTCGATGCTCTTTTGTTAAGGAGGAGACGGCCTCCCGGATTTGTTCTAGTACGCTCATATCTTGGGTTTTCATTTGTATATAGTTTAACTCCTTGTTTTGTTTGAGTTTTCAGCCTCCATATTTCGCTTTGATAGCACCGCAAATCTTTTCGGCGGTTTCTTTCGATCCATATTTAGCCATCTGATCGGATACGCATTCATCCCACGGGTAGGAGGCGAGGTCAATCTCTTTATCCATTGCGACGATTAACGTGGGGCCTTCATATTCTATCGCTTGCTCGTGATCCTTGCAAGGCATATAGTAATCCGTTCCCGTTAAATTGTGAACGTGAGAGCCGGAGCATCCGATAGTTTCGGCATATAATCCAGCCTCAAATTCGGTAGCAAATAACGGCGCACCGTCTAGGAAGTCTATAGGTACAAGAGCCTCTCTAACTGCTAAGGTTACCTCCTCAAGTGTTGGGCCTTTCTGCATATGAACCAACCGATCTACAAACCATCCTTCGATTGAAAACCCGCGATAGTCTCCGGCTTTAACTTGATTCCAAACCTTATCGTTGTAAACCTTAACGGATACCATCCAAGTACCTACCGGAACCTCGAAGCCATAAAGGGACGCTTTGTCTTTCTTAGCATCTTGAACTATCCAAGACTCGAAAACAGTTAGCCCATTAACGTCTGCCTTATGCTCGATGGTATAGGCATCGGTTCGCTTCTCTTTTAGAAATAACTCCGCCGCTTGTGCAACCGTTGACTCGCTAAAGAAAACCTCGTACTCCTCCGCTTTCTCTTGATCGTATCGCATGATCGATTTGTTCGGAATAAGAGCCGGCCCAATTAGAAGGCGTTTCTCTTCGTCTACTTTGGCGAAACTTAGTTTTTCGGCTTTGTTTAAAAAGATGAAATTCTCCTCTATGGCCGGCGAGTAGACTAGGCTAATGGCCTCGACTCCGAATTGCTCGCTCTCTTCGTCTATTAACAGTTCTAATCGTCTCATTTTATAAGGTGCTTTGTATAGCTAACTCCGCGTCTAGTGCTTGGGCGTTGCTGATTTTATTGGATATCACGTAGGCTTGAACCGGAGGAACTTCGGTAGTAGTTAAATCTATCCCGGCGGTATCGGGAACTAACGCTCCGACATCGGATCCGATACTTTGTGGGGTTGGGATACTTGCGGTTCCACCTCCGCCGCCGCCGCCGCTAGATGTTCCCGCACTAAACTTAGTTTTGCTAATCTTAGCGACATTTGCCAAGCCCGCCGCCGTAGCTATACCTGCCGCAATTGCGGCTCTAATTGGGCTATCTATTGACGGCGTTAACTGCGAACGGTAAGCCGCTATTGCGCTATCGTATGTAGTTATCAAACCTTGCGCTATCGCTATCGCTTTGTTTCTATTAAACGCTTTCTTTTGCGACGCTTCAGATTCGCCCGCGAATGTCTCCGATAAGCTAGACAAAACGGATAGCGTGTCTTGAACTGCTTTAACCTTAAAGGCTTGGGTGGATCGGGTAGCCGCTAACGTCTTGGCATCGAGAACTTGTTGAGCCGTTAAATCTTCCGCATCATATTTATCGTTTATTGCCTTTAAAGCAATCCTTTGTTGTTCTTGTAGTTCTTGTTCTCCCGTATTAAATTCATCGGAAAGGGCAAACTTTGTTTCGTAGTCTGCAACTATTGCCGCTATCTCCGCCTCTCGCTTAGTCATTAACGCCGCATCTAAGGCATCGCGCCTATCGAATTCGGCTTGCTCTTCGGCGGCCGATTGTTGGCGGATAATGTTTAGCTTATTGTTTAGCGTTGTCTGCATCTCCGCCGATTCGGTTCGGATGTTTATTAACGCAACTTCGAGATCGATTAGCCTTTGCTGATCGGCTTCAGTTGACTCGCTAAGGGCCATCGTCTCTTTTTGAATCCGTACCTCTTCAGCCGCAAGGCGAGTTCGTTCGGCCATTAAGCCCTTCTCAATATCGATAGCTTTTTGCGCGGCCTCTAGTCGATCCTCTAGTGTTCGGTTCGTATCCTCTGCGACTAAGTTGTACTCCTTAATCTGAGCGCGGCCCTCGGCAAACTCTAAGGATAAACCTCTTTGGTCCTCACGAAGTTGAATAGAGGCGGCGGATAATTTAGAGGCGGCGGTAAAGGCGTTATTCATCGCCGGTACTACTTCGTTAACCACCGATACAACCCCTTCAACTCCCGCTATCAAAATGGCGGTTCCCGGTATTAACCTTACTACAGCAGATCCCAATAACTCCGCGCCTTGACTAGCTGAATCCATTGCCGCACTAAACTCACCTTGGAACACTAAAGAAATCGCTTCACCTAAGAAGCCAAGTCCATCCATAGCTTTAGTAATTTGATCCGTTACGTAGGTTGTAAACGTATCTGCAAAGTCTTTCATAGCTTGTTTCGGATCTTGAAAAACTGATATAATTGTTTCGCCCATGCTCGCGGCGAGATCCATTACAACATCGAACGTAGCACCTAGCCCGGCGGTTATTTTCTCTAACATCTCCGCGCCCCTTTGGGTTTTGGTGAATGCCGCAATTAGGCCCGTTATTCCTACGACTAATGCCCCCACCCCGGTTGCTATAATAGCCGTCTTCGTGAGTTTCAATCCGGTGATAAATTTCTTTACTCCGCTAACGGCTCCCCGAAGGCCCGAAACTAGTCCGCCCGTGAATTTATCGGCCGTCCCTTCCAAATCCTTGAAGCTATCGCCTAGATCATTGGTTTTTGATTCTACCTTATTTACATCCGTCGCGGCCTTATCTAAGCCGGTGACCTTCAAATTAACCGTTACATCTTGCGCCATTGCGGATTCCTTTTTGAATTTTTTTTAACGCCGGCTCGTTGCCTAACTCATAGAACCCGTAGAGGCGGGCTAAATCTTCATGCCCGTAAACCTCTAATTTTTGAGATACCGTTAACGCTTGAACAATGAGAAGCCCGGTATTATGTATGTATCTACTCATTCTTTAATTATTACCAATCCATCTTCGGTTGTAATAGGATTGCCGCTCTCGGTTGTAATTGCATTCGAGGTTCTGAAACTAGATATAGAAACGGTG